AGATCCTTTTTTGGCTTTGATACAATTATCTGAGAAGATATCATTTTTAGGTAGTCTTTTATCTTTTATGAAGCGGGTCAGACGCACTTCAAAATAAATGAATATACATCAAAAATGAGCAATGATCTTGTCAAAGCATTGACCAATAGAGTACTAGAGCTCGTTATGCTCGAAATTAATAAGTCATCAACACAAGATCATATCAAAACCAAAATTGTTCACCCTCTTTTGTTCATGATATACAAGCAGCTGTACCCTTACTTGTATGCTTTCATAACTATCATACTCTTGATGTTTATTATGCTTGTGGTGTTGTTGGTGTACTTTATTATTTACCTAAAAAAATGATAGTTACTTAAATGTTTCTGTAGACACAATATCAATGGACCCAAGGTACGTAGACAAGATACAAGAGTGGGTTAGGTTAGACAATCAGATTATACGTGCTAAAGATAGCACGTCTGATATCAGTCAAAGAAAGAAAGAATTAGAAGAAGACATAGTTGAGTACATCAGCAAGCAAAAACTCGAAGCCCTGACTATAAGTATTAGCGATGGCACGATTAAATTCAGTACTCAGAATTCTAAAGCACCACTTACGTTAAAGAGCCTTAAGACCATTCTAGAAAAGTACAGCAGCGATGTGACCCCTATTGAAGTAGATGATATCATCAAGTTTATAGCAGGAAACATTGAAACAAAAACGAAGACCTTCATTCGAAGGGATGTTAAACCTTAAATCTGCTTATAGATGTGTTGTATAACTTTTTCGTCAGTAGTTCTCTAAAACGAGAGACGTTCAATATAACGTTGAACGAGTCAGCCATGTTAACAGCTTGATACAATTGTGATTCATAAGCGCTGATAATAAAATCTATTTGATTTTGGTAGTTCGCACACCAATCGTCGAAAGATAGTTTTCTGGTTGGTCGAAGCAGTTTTGGAGTCTTTATTACTGTATCGTGGTTATGTGGAGTGTGTTTACCCAATGAAAAGGTTCTGTCTTTTTTGTTTATCAACAACATAGTTATATAAAGCCTTCTGGAATCTCTTATATAATGGATTACAAGAAAGTTCTATCCTGTCCTACCAATGAACCAACAGTATCCCTATATTCCAATGTGTTGTTTGAACCTACAGCACAAGTCGAGCATGTGCTCGCACACTATAACTTGTTGCATCAAAGCCAGAATGAAAGCAAATGCCGGGAAATCGACGATCAGCTAAGCAACTTCTTGATAGACATCGAAGAGCAATATAGATATCTTACCCAAGACCTGAAAGAAAGGTTTTTCTTTGATGGAATAATGGACGAGTTCACAACAACAGATATTTTAGAAGTACTTGAGGAATGTTTGACTTTAGAGCCGGTATCTTTGGATGAGACATGTGTTGTGTCTGATGTAGAGGCAGAGTGAAAATAAAATATCAAAATAGAATATAATATATTTCAATGAATTTCTGGGGTCCTGCTGGTAAAACTGGTAACGCTGCTCCTGCTGCTCCTGCTGTTCCCGCTGTTCCTGCTGCTACCAATGGTAACGCTTCTCGCCCTGCCCCCGCTGTTCCCGCTGTTCCCACTCCTACAGGTGCACTGACTGGAGGTCGTCGCATGAAGAAGAAGCCCGCTGCTGATCCCAAGAAGGCAGTTCCCGAGCAGCCCGCAAAGAAGGCTGCTGCTGAGCCCAAGAAGGGTGCCAAGTCATCAAAGAAGGGCGGTGCGGTTGGTGGTGACCTCGTACAGAATGTCGCCGGTCTTGCCGTTCCATTTGCATTCATTCTAGCTAAGCAAGGTATTGCTGCGATGAAGAAAGAAAAGGCTGAAAATGCCAAGGCTGAAAACGCCAAGGCTGAAAATGCCAAGAAGGCCTCACCCAAGTCAGCATCTAAGAAGGCAGCGACTCCCAAGTCGGCAACTATCAGCGGTGGCGCAAGCGCTCAACTTGCCCAGCTACGTAAGAACATTGACGACTTCTTAGCCAAGTATTAGAGTCATAATATCGTCTTCATAGACGCATTTGTTATGCTCTACATTGGCATATACATGCGATAATGATACAATGTCCTCGTTTATATGTGATTTTTTTGCAATAAACCAAGCTCTCGTCTTGCTGAATTGTGGTTCTTGTTTTACAAACACCATCTTGTTTCCATAGTGAGCTCGTGCAAACACTTGTTTTTTTGTGTCTCCACTATTATTAAATATGCTGGTGGTAGACATTCCTAACAAAGAGTATATACCTTTGATCTATGATGTGACGCGTATGTTGACTATACAAGTGGTGATTCAATTTTTGTACTATATCAACACAGATAACACTTCCTTTTTCTCTGCCGATTTCTTCCTTTTGTCTGTTTATATCACTCTAGGTGTGTGTGTTTATTGGTTGATAATTAAAAAGGTTGTAGTGTTTAAGTGAAATGTTTGATCTTTGCAAAAAGTTGTTTCTTGACGGAACTACACGTGAGAATCTAGAGAGATTCGAAACATCACTCAGTACTCCCCAACCAGAATTTCCAAGAGAACTCAATGTATCTATCGACGCCACAAACTTAAAGCACCCAGTGCACCTAACACCAGACGTTGTGTCTGACATTGAACTCGTGAAAACATACACAGGCAATGGATCAGACACCGTACTTGATAAGCTGAGGGTGTATTGTAAGACGAAAGGAGGAAGACTGTTTTTGGAGAGCATTCTCATGAACCCAACGTCAGATATTATGACGATCACTCAACGTCAAAATATCATCAAAACAATCACATCAAAGCTGACGGCTGAACATATCGATGCATTGGATACGCTAAGCAAGAACGAGCCCGATGTGCATTGGTTGTTTCAATCTCGCGATGAAAACTTACACGATCTGTATGACATGGTGTATTTCCGTTTTTTCTTGTTGAGAAAGTGTAATACAAGTTCACATGCTCTTACTGGAATAAATCTGTACAAAATGTTTGTATCCCCTGCTATAGGAATACTGTCGCCCGTTGCTTATTTCATTATTCCTTACATGATTATGCGTTTCAAGTTCGAGGTCAACATACCTTTCACCACTTATATGAAATTCATATTCTCTTCTATATTTCACGGGGACATGATGAGCTTGCTCATGGGTGGTACTAATGGAGGGTTTGGTAGTGGCGTCAAATGGATCAGTTTCGTGTTCTCTATGGTATTTTATTTTCAGGGCATGTTTAACAGCGTGGAAGTTTCACGGACAATTTACAAGATATCCAAGTTTCTCGTAGAAAAGGCCAACAAAGTTGTCGAAGCTCTGAAGGCTGCTAATTTCCTGGTTCAAACACTATGGACTGAGGATATATCGGCCACGTTTAGTATACCGGCATTAGGTCACTTTGAAAATCAAGAATATATTGATACTGTGCTGAAAACAAACTATAACCCTTTTTACGTTTACAACAACTTCGGCGAGTCCCTCAAGTTCTTAAAGATGATAAACTTGCCAGGAATAGTAGAATGTATAAGAAGAGCGTATGTTGTGGACACTACCGTTGCCATTGGTGCTTTTATGAAATCAACTACAAACACCTGTTTTGTGAGGTTGCTCAACAAAACAATCCCTACAGTTACATTCGCCGGCAATTGGCATATTTGTCTTGACCCAGCAAAGGCTGTATCAAACTCTATACACCTCGAAGGTACCAACATGATCCTCACAGGGCCCAATGCGGGAGGCAAGTCCACATTCATTAAAAGCATTATCATAAACATAATACTGAGTCAAACAATAGGGATATCGACGTCTCGTCAAGCATCGATTACACCGTTTTCTGTGGTGCATACACAAATCAATATTCCTGACTGCAAAGGAAAAGAAAGTTTATTCGAGGCAGAAATGTATAGATGTAAAAACACATTGGATATCTTAGAATCTAAAAGTGGTTTCAAACTGATTGTTATGGACGAGATTTTCAACAGCACAAACCCAGTAGAAGGTATCGCAGGTGCATACGCTGTAGCCAAGAAGATGTCGTCTTTTGACACAGCAATGTTGATGTTCACTACACATTTCTTGTATCTAACAAAACTGTCGAAAGCAACAGACAAATTTGTCAACTATCGAATGAATGTAGATACCAGCGATACCATCAAGTTTCCATATATATTAGAGAAGGGAGTGTCTCGACAGTATGTTGCACTCGAGTTGCTGAAACGTACAGGGTTTGACGAAACGATACTTGACGAGGCGATCAAGATTAAATCTCATCTCATGTGCCCATCTCGTTCAAGTAGCGATTATAAAAATAAGACTGAACAATAATAAGTCATGTTCAAATTGAGCAAGAGCACTCACCTGACGGTCATTGCCACCTTTGCAATTGTGTTTATTGTTATTTACCTTTACTACACTATTACTGATCTTCGAAAACTTCAAATTGAAGTCTCCAAGTTGAGCAAGCAAGTACAAAGCCTTCAAGCTCCTGTATGTGCACCTCAACCTACCATGGTATTCACTCCCATAGATGTGTCCTCGGCAGAGCCACCAGTGGCGGTAGTACAAGAAGACGATTGTACTAGCGTAGCTACTGAGGAGATCAAGAACATGATTGATGAGAGCTTCGAAGATACTGAGCAAGTGCAAGAGGTTGAGACAGTTCCAACGGGAGAGCCAGAAGAGGCACCGGTGAAGCCTGCACGTGCTCGAAAGTCAAAGAAACCCTAAAATTTTCTCTTGAAAAGATAATATAGAATGGAATCTTGCGCATCTTGTGTTAGGCCACCTTCTGATGCAGTACCTAATTCTGTAACGTCCATTTGTCCTCCACGTATGGCAGATGGTCGTAGCTTCACGGACTACAGACCAAGATGCTTCCAACAGTACATGGTGAACAACCAACTGATGAGTAGCTTTGAGCAACGCTTGTACTTTACTCGTAATGCTGAAGAGCTTATGAAGCAAAATGCAGGCATGGCCTACGCACAAAACCAATGTGGCCCATGTGTAGAACCATATGATCAAGGCACTATGTTACCTGAGCAAGTCAAACAGAGTTGCAACGCCAAGACATGCTCATTCAACGTCGCTGATCCTTATGGTCTTGGTCTCGGACGCGAGTACATTATGAGCGAGCAAGATGCTCAATTCCGCGCCAAGTTCATAGCTGAGAAAGAAAAAGAAACGGCAGCTTTCAAGGCACAAGCTGCTTCCATACAACCTCACTCGGTAGATCCCGAATATTTTCCTATCGGTGGGATGGTAACCACAGAGTATGATCGCTTTGCTGTGCCAAGCGGTGCTGTGCCTTTCGGAAGTGCGTAATCTGTTTTTTATGAACTTATAGTAAAGTTCTGTGTCATGAAGAATAAATTTTCTTTTTACAATTGCGAAGGAGAAGTAGAACATATCAATGAGGTTGATGTTGTTGTTAATGCCCACATTAAAGAGCCGATATCTAGCAAATATGTATCGTACATTGCTGCAACGCCTCCCAATTTTCGTGCGTCGTTCACAGGGTCGGCATTACCTTTTCATACTCAACGTCAAGCATTTGATGGTACCCCAAACAGTGGGACTGCTATGTTGGGTTCAGGTAATACTTTTACAGTGAAACTGAAATACCCCAACTCTTATTATACAGGCCTCGGAACCATAATAATCCCACCTACTCTGTATGTTTTCTATAGTACAGTCGATGGTGACAGTCGTATTGTAAAAATACCTATAAGTAGAGGCATCCCTTTCCGCCTTCTAACCTATCCAATGCAGTTTACAAGGGCACGCAAAGATGCTACATTTTATGAAGGTGGATGGGAAATGCCTGTGCGATCACAAGAACAGATACTGCGGGACAGCGCCTATCCAAGTGTCAATAGCATGCCTGAAAACTTTTGGGGAAAACGGCCTCCTGTCTAGCGCATCTAGCGCTTGCATGTTTTGCGTGCATGTTCAGAATGCCATTTACTATTAAGTTTGGCGGTGTTCCCACTCGATATCTTTAGTTTGTAATCATATCGTTTGTTAGGATTTACTTGTTGAATAACGTAAAGATTTTGTTGTTTTGTCACAACAATTGTCATATGTGTTTTCTTGTTTTTGCCGCACCAGTAAAATCGTTGCCCTTGCAATATCTCAGACTTGTTAGATGCTGATTTGTAATTAATAGCGAAATCGCCTATGTACTGATCACCTGGTCCATTATCTCCCATAAAAGATGAGATGACGTCCATAATTTCATTTTCCGACATTTTGTTTTCTGGTAATTGTGTCAACTTGCTTGTTGAACCTCCCATTTATATGCAATGAAGAAATTCTACTTTCCCACCATGCGTGCAAAGAACCCTGTCGACCTTGTCACCGGTTCAAGTTCATCTTCTTTGATAGTAACAGGTTTAGGGCAGTCGCTGCTGGCGATCAATGAGTATTTTGATTTTACTATCTCTATGTCTGACGCACTTAAACCCTCGATAACTTTCCCATGGACATCATCCGGAGAGCTGAAAAACGTACGAGTCATTTTGCATGTATCGTTATTGTATGCGACGCTCTTGGTGTCCCAACAACCGCCACACTTGTTGTCCAATGGGTTCGTAGAACAATAGGTATTGATTGCTTTTTTGCATTCAGAAGATGTTTTGGTTACTACAGACAAAGGTGCCTTCCAATCCTTGAAGTCCGCACATTTTGAACATGTAGCAGTATCATAAGGGCACGATTCGGATGCTGCTACGTTTGCTAATAATGCATTGTAGTTGTTTGCAATCGACAAGTACTGCTCGTCTTTGTTTTTCTTGTAAATATTCAACATATGCGTGTAGAGATCGGCTACTTGCACACTTGTGAACGCTGTATTGAATATTGCAAATTGTACGATATTAACATTCCAGTTCTTGGTGGAGTTGATTAACATCTCTTTGTTGCTGAAGTTCACCTTTGTATTTGCCAAGAATGGATCTGTTATTGAAAACAGTGTTGTTTGAGTGTTTGTCTTCTCGTTCATAGAAACAACTTTAATGCCTTCTGTGTCCTTGACGATAAAGTAAAAGACAAGCAGATCCTTCTCAATGGGTATGTCCACGGAGGAGTCTTGTGTGCATATAAAAGATTTTTCAGCAACTTCCAAGACAAGACCAGTAGTCGTATTTGTGATGCTTTCTGCAGGTATTGTTAGGGCAAGGCCATTATTTGTAGGAGAATTTCCAAACAACTTAAGAATCTCAATGGCCTTGTTTCCTGCCACACTAAGATCCCTAACTTTGAATGATATTGCAATTGTGTAAGTAGAGTGATACTCTATGCCTAACGCACATGAATAAGGGCATGTGATTGTCTGAGTGTTCAGAATGAATCCACTCTTACGGTCATATGCCGGTTCCGCATCGAATGTGAAGGTGAATGTTCCTGAACCACCACAACCTACCTTGGTGTTTATAGGACTTGCTATGCTTGTCCATGTTTTGCCTGATGTATAAGACTTTTTGTTAAAAGCACTGAGGTACACCACTGCATTCTTGAACGCTGAAATGTCCTCCTCCAGTTTTATCATTGCATCGTCTGCCGAAGAAAATTGTTCTATCTTGACAGAATCCCAGTAATAAAAGACAAGTATACCACATGCCAACGCAAGTATGAAAGTGTCTACATTCGTGAGAGTAGTTGAATAATATACATGAAAGATAACCATCACTATCATAACAGCAATAAGAAAGCCAATTTGAGGTGACATAACTACTGTATTTGGATAGAAAAATCATAAGCGATCCCCAAACCTTTCCTTACTACTTCCATTGAAACCCAAGCACGCGACACCAGCTGTGATTAGAAACACTCCAATAAGTCCAGTGAATGTGATGTGTTCTTTCAAAAAGATGTAAGCCAAAACAAGAGTAAAAATAGGACACGAGTATATCAATGCGGATATAATATAGCTATCATGTTTCTTCAGGATGAAAAGGTATATTACGTTTGCGATAAATGCCGTAACGATAGATGTTATTGCAATCCAATATATATGTTGTAGCTTCACATTCTTGACATCGTTCTTTATAATCTCGCGATTCCACAACCAAAACATTAAAACACATGCAAAATAGAATATGGAACCAAGTACCATGACCGTACGTGGGTCAAGTGTATTCAGTACATGTTTGTGTATCACAGGTGTTAAACCCCAGAGGAAAGCCACAAACAAGGCATAAAAGATAACCTCGTTTACCTTCATTGTCATATTAATAGACAATAATATCGCGTGCGCGTTCTTGCGCCTACTTTTATGTTTCTCTATAATAAATGCCAGAAAGTGTCAATATTGTCAAGGAACAATATGATGATAGCAGTAGTGAAGGTAGCGTCGACAACGAGTCAGTATCTTCAGGGTCTGAAGACAATTCCGTTGGTGGTGGCTCAGAAGCGTCATACGATACTGCTGAACTTCTGGGTGGCGACCCTCTCTTCCTAGTTTTATCAAAGTTTTTCATGACAGCAGACGGCCAGAACATTGCTGACATTCTTCTGGAGATCTCGCACAACCTCAAAAAGCTAAACAAAGCTCTAACAAAGGCTTAGCGAGCCGCAGCAAAGGCTCTAGCTCTAAAGGAGCCGCGACGTATGGTAAACAATGTTTTTTTTCTTAATCATTACCTTTTCACCAGATTCACTAGGTAATACCGGTTCCTCCAACAACACAACCTTCTTGATCGTGTTCTCGTGCGTGAGTAATACCTTGGTAATGAACTTATACACTTCATCAATTTGCTCCAGATGTTGAGCTCCTGTCATAATAACACTTCCGCTTTGAAACACTGCAATTGTAATCTTACGACAGCCAGTGACATTGCCCTTTTTCTTGTAAATGCAAGGCGAAGCGCATCGACATATGCCGTCCCTTGGCATCGATGTCTTGTCTTTGTTATAGAAATACTGTATTTTCACCCCTGGGTAAATGCAAGGCTCGTAAGAACAACCATGTTCGTACTCTTTCATCATGGTTTTGTAAAGTATGTCTCTTCTGATGGGAAATCCCATTTTGAAATCGCTGTTAATCAAACGAACCGAATACTGAGAAGCCACCAACTCTGATATATAATTTGGCAAAACAGCATTGTCTATACGATAAGCTGTTATCACTACGTCTCTGATCAGATTCATTACTAGAATACCTTGATCGTTGTGTTTGATACCAGTCATTTGAAGATTTCCGTTTCTGAACACTTTTGCGCTTACGTAAATGCCTGTATCGAGGTCTTTGTACAGTATAGTGACCTGGTTATCGAATCGTTTGCTTTTGGTGCCCATTTGAATTACTTTGTTAATTTGCCCTTTGCAATAAGACTTGTCGAACTTGCGCTTCCCGTACTCTACATAGAGAATGTTAGGGTGCTCTTCCAAGTTTATGTTTTGGAAAAACTTGTCTAAATCCACAAGACATCCCAAAGCACCTGTCGCAGTGATCGTACTGACGCGGTATGCAGTAGGGTATTCCATTTAAGAGTATCAAGTCTACGACACTATCTTTAAATCAATTTTTTGTACTTATATATATAGATGCTGTCACATAGGGTTAAACCGTATTTTTTCATGGGACATTACCATTCATGGTGGAAAGCGAGATTAGAAACTTTAGACAAGTATGTTTCGTTCAAAGGAAAGACTGTACTTGATATCGGGAGTGGGTTTGGGTCGTTTGCAGCCTGTATGCATGAAAAAGGGGCAAACGTGATATGTTCTGATGGACGCAGAGAGTACATCGATATGATTAAAAACAGATTCGGAAGTAAGCTAGCGACACGTATTGACGATTATGATACACAATGTGATTTTCCTTCGGTAGACATCATAACACATTTTGGTGTCTTACACTGTTTGAAAGATATTGAAGCGCATATTGACAATCTTGTCGGACGTAGTCAGTACTTGTTATTAGATGTAGATGTAGTAGACTCGGACGATCCTTTTTTTCCTATCATTCAAGTATCACAACAAGGCTATGACCAATCATTGAACGGCACTGGTTCATACACCAGTGAAAAGTATATAGAACGTATCCTCACACAGAAAGGCTTTACTTTTGTGCAGATTCTGGAGCCAACGCTGAATACCATGGTTCACAAGTACAATTGGGAAATCAAGAATACAGGCAAGTACGCCCCGGGACAATCGAGATTCTGGTTGTGCGCTCAGAAAGGGTTTAACTTGAGCAATATATGTAATACAAAAGTAGTTATGTTCGATCAAAACATTTGCAGGGATGACAACCTGGATGCAAACATTCGTGATCGTGCAGGTCGAATAAATGCTTATGTTTGTGATGATAAACGGCAACAAACAATTGATACACTTATCGAACATGGCTACATAATTTATGGTTGGTACCCATCGCAACAACACAATGGGTTCGTGAGTATTCTTGCAGTTACTCCTGAGGTCCGCGACAATGAGACGGTATCATTTGTAATCCAAGGAAAGCCAAGCGGAGTCACAACTGAAGTGTTGAGAAACCTAACTTTCCAACACGGAGTTGTTATCGATGTTACATGGAAGCCTTGGGATTTACAACAGGTATTGGATCAACCATACTATAATAATCAAAACGTCAATGTTCATGTCGCAGGTACACTGATTGGTTTAGAAAAAGTAACAACCAAATTTGCGGTGAAATGTAGAGGTGATGAATATTATTCAAACATTAAGCTCATAAAAGATCTCTTAGAAGCCTACCCAGATAAGATCATCAGCAACAACGTATTTGCAAGGAAAACTGGTCATTATCCTTATCACATATCTGATCATATCATTGCTGGGTCTACATCGAACATGATCGGCATGTTCAGTTCAGCTTTGACAAGCATTCGTGAAAACAAATACAAACACCTTGTTGCCGAACAACGACTGACAAAATGCTATTTGTCCTGGAAACTTGGTATTGCAGTAGACGACTTGCCCACTGACCACAATGACATTACAAATTTAATGACTCGCCATATGCACATCGTGAGTATTCGTGATTTAGGAGAGTATCAAGTTACTGTTAACTCATTCGGACGTGTGTTCACAAACACCATGTCTGAAAGCGATTACAGATTTCTCACCGAGATTGACCGAATTGAAGATATCTAGACGAACGGCTTGAATTGCTTTTCGCGATGAACAACAGCCTGCATAGACGCTTTTGTAAGAACATCCTTGTCAAGTTTAGCAGCTTTCTTGAGAAGCTTACTGAATAATGCTTCAAACTTGGTTTTCTTTTGGTAAGACGTGCCAGCAGGAGCAAATGCATTGAAAGCTGTTTTTGATATCTTGAAACAGTCGCATCCTCCAGACAATGCAAACGTTGATTTAACGAAAGGACGTGCAAACTCAGGTGTAGGAGCCATATATGTTCCTGCGTCTGCGTCAACGTATCCAAGTCCAATAACACCGAAAAAATCAGATGGCATAACTGTGCCACCTGCTTGACGCTTGGGTGTTAGGTAGTTCTTGAGACACTCTTGTGCAAACTGTTCAGCTTCTTGCTCGTATGATTTAAGCCCCAACTTCTTGACGTAAGTCACTGTGAGTAACTTCATTATATATTTTATTCAGATATTTCAAATGAGTATATTTCCAGATAGACCCAGTATGGGACGGGTAGATGTCTCCGATGACAATGCTCCCGCATTCAACTTGTATCGAGAGTATAACAGCAGAAGATCCACAAATACGTATACGTCAGAAGCTATCACGAACATTCATACACCCAATGACATTAGCTCCATTTTTTTCAGTCAACAGAACATAGATGTGTTGCAAGACGCTATCAGATATAATGTGTACACAGCATCGTGCAAGAAATATATAATTGATAGACAGTCCGATAACGACTTAAAAATAGTAATGAGATCCATCTACCTCGACTATGCCAAACATGTTTCTTACAAAATTCTGGATCAAATCAAAGATCTAAACGACCGCGTTATACAGTTCTGTGTCCCAAAAATCATGCAAGAGATTGGAATGTATATGCAGTACAAAAAAGACATCAGCAAGCTACCCGATCCTATGGATCGAGGACAATTCAGTTCTTCAAAGGGAGAAAAAGTCAACCAAATCACATCGTTCTTTTAGCTACATGTTATACACGTCCAACTTGTTGAAAGCTGTGATGTGCGCCGGTTGGTAGTTCATTTGCCTGTTCAATTTCGCAGTATGCTTTGGTGGACCAGCTGCGAATGTTCTACGAACTTGATCTATCGACAAAGCATAGTTATAGTATGTCAGGTTTCCTATGTTCATAAAATCACCGTTTACGGTTGGTGTCCTTGGGAATAGATATAGATTGCCATCATTTTGTTTTAAGTAGTTGTTTCTCAAAGAAACTTCTGTAGATGCGGTGTTGATCTGATAAGGAGCATCATTCATGTAGTAGGTAAACTTGATGCCATTTTCAGCAGAATCGACTGAAGAAAAGTTGTCTTCGAACACAAATGTCAAAAGATACCAGTTTATAGAAGAGAAATGTGAATGATCTGTCGGAAGAAGAATGAAAAATCAGGGAATATTAATGTTTTGGTGGCTCAGGGAATTG